CTTGGCCCCACGCAACTTGTTGTCCAAGAGCCAATGACCCAATAATCTCAGTGCGAGCAATCATCTTGGCCCGCACTCGCAAAGATTTCTGGATGTAGCGTGCTGTTTTCCGGTTCACCGCATCCATAGACAAACCCGAGTTGACGAGGTTTGTGCGAAAGTTGAACACCGCTGTTTGTTGAGGTGCGGTGAGCCCAATCATGGGCTTGATCAGACGTGCGGCATCGTATGGTGGGATGCCCTCTGCGATAGACCGGGTGACGATCTTTCGCAATGCGGTCTTGGTTTCTTTTGCAACCCCTTTGATCTTTCTCAATGAATGTAGCTGCGCCATGCGCTGGGCATTGACGTTCTTGCCATCAAACGCAAACGCAAGAGACTCAGAGGGCATTGATTTGCTTGGCTCCTATACGACCACCACGGTTAAAGGCTTCAATCATTGTGCGCGCCACTGGTTCCAACTCTTCTTGTATCTCCAAATCCAATAGCTGCATCACCAATTTCTCATCCCCCCGGGCTAGCGCCAGCGCCAGCTTGTCAATCTCAACCCCTGCTTGTATCTCTTTCACGGCCCGCAAAAATTGACGTTCCAGCCGGGGTTCAAGTACATCCGCAGCCTGGTGAACATCCCGATAATTTTTGGCGTCAGTAGCCATAGGTCACTTGGTGTACTTCTTCCCCTTCACCCGAGACACTTTGCCCCCGGTCTTCTTGGCATATTTCTTGGCGGCTGAAACAGATTTGAAGGTCTTAGACCCTTTTGCTGTAGTCACTTTAGGCATTGATTAGTACTCCTGAAACACGGCAAACCCGTCTTCCACCATTCGCTTGTTGAGGTTTACTTTCCCGTCCCAAAAGGTGATTAGCCATCTCCCATATTTGCCTTGTCGCTGGTTGGTTTGTACCTGTAATTGGTTTGCCCGTTGTGCTTGATCAAGCACCACTCTGAGATAATTACGACTTGCGATCCCCTCATCTCGTGACTCCCCATGCATCTCTGGAGCATTGATTCCTTGTAGCCGGGTCTTGATACTAATTTGGATATTGAACCCGAGGTCCAACACCAAGTCCAACACCGTATCCCCGTCATACACTCGCCAAGAGATGGGCCTGAACTTCCAACTCTCAATACTCATACTTCAAACTCAACTGTTTCTTCTTCAGCCAAGGGCAAAAGTGCTTCTTGTCGGCTAATCTCCTGCCGCTCTTCCTCAGCCGTGATGCCCTCTCGTGCCCATCCCCCTTCCACCATAATCTCCCAGAACGTCGCAAAGCTAATTTCATCCCCTTGAAGAGCAAGCAATGCCACCTTGATTTCTTCGGGCTTGGCCTTGACGGTGATGAAGGCTTTGTTGAGGGCTATAGTGGCGGGGACATCCATTGGCCTTTCTTCCAACCCTGTCCACCACCCCATAATTTGGAGCACCAGTGAGAATCCCTGCTCCATTGCGCTGGCAATCGTGCGGAGGGTGGCGTGCTCCCCGGCGTGCCGAGTTAACAGTGCAGTAGCCGTATCTGCGGTGGTGGGCTGTTCTTCTAACAACTTGGCTCCAACCACCGCCATTTGCTTTTGCTTCACGTCCATCGCTTCCACCAGTGCCTTGAGGCCAGCCCCGGTAAACTCGACCATGCCGGCTTTCCCGTCTTTGTCGAGCATCCAAACCGTGCTGGGCCCAATGGATACCTGGCTGGTGTCCCCGTCCCCTCGTTTCATCCCTGAGACAAAGGGGGTGGGTGCGGCCACGATATGCAGCCCCTGCTCGTGGTCGCAACTATTACGCCAATGCGCCAAATTGATATCAGCCAAGTCCAGCAGAGGAGGCTCAGACAGCTGGGGACTGCTTTGCGTCGTGCCCAGGAAAACGAAGGGGATGAATGAGAGTGGCTCCCCCCGGCGCATGGCGATTCGTTCAGGCCCATGCCGCATCCACTCTTTGGATTGATCCTCCTGCCGCCAAAGTTGCTGGACATAGACTGGTTTGCCCTCGGGAGTATCTGGGTCAGGAAGTACCAATCGACATTCTCGGAATTGATCTTGTGCCTCAAAGGAAAAAGGGTCATTGGCTATGGGTATGCGGATGGACTCCCGCAAGACCAGCAGTGTCAGTACCTGGTCCCCGGACAACTGCGTGGTGTTCCAGTTCACAATGTTCTCTGTCCGAAACCCAATCACATAGGGTCTATTCTCCCCATATTCTTCAGCCATGTCCACCAACACCCCATACCGCGCCATCAACAACACTTCTTCCGTACTTCTCAAGGAGAATGTCGTCATAGGCGTGCCGGTGAGTGTAACATCTTTAAGCCACTTCTCCATATTCTTCGGCACGTTAAAAATGGGATCTTTTTGAAAAATCCCCCCGGTGAGGCCAACGACGGTGCGACGCAACGCGCCAAACCAATTCCCCCGGGTCAAGTAGGCTTCATTACCCGTCGAATCAGCCCCCGGGAGCGCAGGTGTGTACAGAGTCCCTGCCCCAATGATTTTGTCTCTCCCCCCAAAGCAATCCCGCAATCGCTTCCAGATAGGAGCATAATTCAGATAGTCTGGACGTGGTGTATTGACTGGCATAGATTATCCCCTGCGCTTGAAAAACTCGACCTGCGCCAACCGTTTCTTGGCCGCATCTTTGGTCTTGTACGTGCCGAGATTCTTGCCCTTCTTCGACACGACACGGTAGCCACTCTTGACTTTGCGTATCATCCCCACACTGCTTTCTTGGCATACAATTCCGAGGGGGCAATCCGCAACTCATGGAGTGCCCCGGCTGCGCTATCCAGCTGGTCTTTGTACTTGGATCGGCGGTTGGCGACCATCTCATCCAAAAAGACCTTGTTCCACTCCCCCTCTACCAACTTGACGTTGCCGTACGTGTCCGATGACGAGAGTGGACGGGCTTGGCTCGCCAGAGGCTTCCACCGCACAGATTTCTCCCCTGTGGCGGTGATGCCCTTATAGGCATACCCGGCCAGCAACTTCTTGCGTGCCGCAATCACGGCTTTGCCCGCACTCCCCGGTTCTTGCTCTTCGACAATCTCCACCGCAATGCCGTCCAATGTCGCGGTCTGCTTGATCAGCGCATCCACCTTGGCCGCCACGAGTCGCGCACGTTGGACATCTTCGACATAAAAGACCCCCTCACTGTCTTCACTCATCAGCGTCCCGGCAGTGTATGCCGCATCCCTCGTCTCACTGCCAGCCGCATCCCAGAAGCGCACCCGGGTGCGCACCTTGTGCGGGAAGTCAGGCACAATTTCAAACCAGCTACGCTCAAACATGCCCCCCTTCTCAGGCAGCGGGTTTTGCCCATGCTGACTGCTGTAGTCCATGGGTCCCAATTCCCGCTTGATGACGGTCAATTCCTCGGGGCCAATCCTCTCGGGTGACAACAGCTGCCCCTCGGTCGTGCGGGGGTCGCGCCACCCAATGGGAGAGGTCCACTGCGTGGGCTCATACTCGGTGGGAAGTTTGAGCACGCACCAATCCCCCTGGTCCAGCAATGCCGCCATGAGATCATCCTCGTGCCCTCGCTGCATAATCACGATTTGGCGGTCCCGTTTCCGGTTATTGAGCCGGGTAGACCAGACCTTCAAAAACCACCGGATGTCTTCCGCACGGATCAACTCTGACTCGATGAGCTTGAGGTTGTGTGGGTCATCGACAATGAGGATGTCTCCCCCTTTACCCGTCGCAGACCCCCCGACTGAGGTGCTAATCCGATAGCCAGTCTGCGTGTTGCGGTAAAAGGATTTGTTGTTTTGGTCTGCCGCCAACTGAACTTCAAACCGTTCTTGATACCACGATGAATCCAAGACGGTGCGTGCGGTGGTCGCCAACTCCAAGGCCAGGTCGGCAGAATAACTGGCGCAGAGAAATTTCACTGACGGGTCGCGGGTCCACCCCCATGTCGGAAAGGCGATGGAAGTACAGATAGACTTGCCTGACCGGGGGCAAATGTTGATGGCGAGTTTGTCGATTTGGCCCTCAAACACGGCTTGCTCGTGCTCGCAAACCGCGCCGAGGTGGAACCCCCCAACAAAATCGGTGGTGGGCTCAATGGACGGCCACATCATCTCCACGTAGTTGTACAGATTCCTCTTGCCCAATTCACTTTCCAGGGCGATCAACTCGGCTACCAACTCGTGGTCGTCAATGACGGGTTCTGCGTCGAGCATTAATGGGCCTTGTTGTTTATCTCTTCTTCAACGGGTTCAACGTCTACAACATCCACGTTTTCCTGGGCTAATTTTTGAAGCACACAACGTGCTCTGTCCCGCAATTGATCTCGGGATAGGTCACGGAAGTCTCGTGCCGGGTCATCAATGCGGAGTGAGGCTGTGGGCCCAAATCCTGCCCGGTCAAGTAACCCTAGCGCAACACGTGCGACCGTGGGCCACTCCCCGCATTGCAATGCCTGCTCAAGTGCTTCCAGGGACGGGTCCACCAAGGCGAGCAACCTGCGGCGTGCGGCCATTTGCGCCGCCATCGTCGCACCGCCATGCATCACGCAGACGGTTCCCCCGGGGATAGGTGCACGTTGGCAGCGTTCACCGTCGTGTCGAGTCCCGGTACACTGCCGTCCCTTGAGTGGGTAGCCGGTATCTGGTCTGCTGAGGTCAGAGTTTCCCATAAATGTAGAAGTGTAGACCCTTTTCAGCTGAAAGTCTAATTTTAAACCCTCTAGAATGCCGCAGGTTGCCTTATCTCCAGGTGTCCCATAGGCTAGGGTGTCTGAAATACAACAACGAGCAGCGTGGTGTATGCTATTGCTTTCTAGGGTGTATTCTAGAATAAAGCCTCTGGCGTAATACCGCAAGCATCTTCCGTCACCCGGTTCCTACAGACCCTCAAGAGCAATGAAACAGGAGGTAGCCGTGTAAGCATTGGGCTTTCTCCTGTGTTTAAAAATTTAAACCCAGCAGCGTAAAAACACAGGAGGCAGGAGGGAGTAAGCTAGCCCCTGTAAACTATGGGTGTTGAACTTTCAAGAATAATTCCATACCCGGAAAGCTCAAACACAGGAGCAATGAAACAGGAGGTAGCCCTGTAAGCATTGGGCTTTCTCCTGTGTTTAAAAATTTAAACCCAGCAGCGTAAAAACACAGGAGGCAGGAGGGA